GGTGCTAACGGCCTGCTCTGCAAGATTTTCCTGCTGTCCGGCTACGAGATTGGCTTCACGACCAGCGATAACTCCTACTTCCCGGTAGACGGTGCGAAGCTGTCCTACTTCGAGGCCGGAACCGGTTCGTCTGCGCTGAACAAGCGCATTGCGTACTGGAACGGCTCGGCCGACTACTGGTGGCTCCGCTCCCCGGTCACCTGCAGCACCAGCTTGGTGTGGCTCGTCAACTACGACGGCGTCTGCGAGACCAACAAAGCATCCAACTCAGCTGGCATCCGCCCCGCGCTCATTCTTCCGCCCGACATGGAAGTCGACAGCTCCGGCAATGTCACGCCACCCCCTCCCGCTACACACAAGACCCTCGTCAATGGCACAGCCTATGAAATTAAGGGCGGCAAGTGCATGGTCAACGGCACGGTGTACAACATCCTCAAGGGCAGGACGCTCATCGGCGGGACAGGGTATGATATCAACTTTGAGCCGGATGTGAGCTTGACGTGGTACTTCAATCAGACACTTTCAATCCCTGTTTCTACTACGTCAACCACGTTTAGCACACGCGCACACTACGAAGGAGACTCCAAAACAATTACAGGAATCCAAATAATAAACAGGGGGGACAATCCCAACATGTCATATTTGGGAAGCGGTTTTGCCTCCACTGCATGGGACCAGCGTCGCGGGTGGCGCGACACAGCATACCGCACCATTACTTTCGACGAAGCCCCCTCGGGCGATCTTCTGGCGTGGCTGCAAGAGAACGCCACGCCGCAATAGAAAGGAGCACACATGAGTATCCACATCAAAGTCAACAACACGGAATATCCCGCAGCGGTCAGCGGTGCGAACAACGACCGCAACTGGAACGGCCGCGATACCAAGACCATCACGCTCACCATGACCCACGATGCCGTGGCGGCGCTGCTGCCTGACAACACCCCGTGGAGCATCGTCCAGCGCGAGATGGTGGACGTGCTGGACGAGCAGGGCAAGCCCACGGGCGAGACCAAAGAGGTCGTCAACGAGTACGACAACAGCGAGTATAGCCTTGCGGGTGATATCACTGACCACCGCGACGGCACGGTATCTATCAAGATGGGCAAGCCTACGGAATCCGAGCTTTCGGAGGCGACCGTCACGGCGCTGGTCGGTCAGAGCATCACGCCGCAGCGCGCGGCAAGGCTGCGACCGATGATCGAGCAGGCCAGCGCGTCGCTCTCTGACGGCGAGGCGGCGAAGTCGCCCGAGCTGTTCCCGCGCTGGGCGGATCACATCGGCGAGACCGTCAAGCCCGGCGACCGCCGCAGCGATATGGACGAAAGCGGCGTGCTGCACGTCTACCGCGTCAACAAAGGTCAGGGCCACACCACGCAAGAGAACTGGCCGCCGCATAAAACTTCTGCACTGTGGACTATCATTGACATCGAGCATGCTGGTACTCAAGATGACCCGATTCCGGCCGCTCGTGGTATGGAGTACACTTACGGTCTTTACTACAAAGACCCTGAGGACACTAAGCTGTACCTGTGCGAGCGCGTGGGAGAGGCAGCGGGCGGGAAGATCGTCTTGCAGTATTTGCCGCACGAGTTGGTAGGACAGTATTTCACGGCGGTCTAAGGCTGCAGAAAGGGAGCGGGATATGGATAATGCAAAGCACTACGATGATGCAGAGATCGCGCTGATCGAAAGTCGGTGCAAGAGCAATACGCATCGAATCAATGAGTTGCAGGAGCACCAAACGGCGCTTGACAGGCTGGCAACGTCTGTCGAAGTGTTGGCTACCAAGCAGGAAACCGTCGAGGGCGACGTCAAGGAGATCAAAGAGGACGTGAAAGCCATCACGGGCAAGGCGGGGAAACGCTGGGACAGTCTGGTCGACAAGGCTCTCGCGGCGCTGGCGGGCGCTTTTATCGCGTGGCTGCTGAGTGGGGCGGTCGGATGAAGCACCTTATCAAAAAGGCGTCAAAATTGCGAACGAGGAACATCATTTTGATTATCGTTGGCATTTTCATCGCCGCTTTTGTGATCTACACGGTCATCTTTTACAGCATCAAAGGGTGGCAGTGGGACAACCTCTTCCCGTACCTGCTGGGTACGGGCGGCATCATTGAAGCCTTTACTGGGCTGTTGACACTGGTAGAAATTATCGTTGGACGGAAACGAAAGGAGAAGAACAATGAAATTTGAACTGAATAACAAGGTGTACGATGTGCTCAAGTGGCTCGTGCTCATCGTACTGCCCGCCTGCTCCGGCCTCTACGCCGCCCTCGCGGGTGTGTGGGGGTGGGGGTACACCGAGCAGGTCACGACCACCATCAGCGCCGTGGCGCTGTTTATCGGCGCGCTCATCGGCGTGTCGACGTCCAGCTACAACAAAAGCAAGGACGAGGACGGCAAGGGTGACAGCGATGTATCACAGTAGGGACATTGCTGACCTGCGGGCGGACGTGCGCGCAAACTGTGTCATTTTCCTCAACCTCTGCAAGGAGGCAGGGCTTCCGGTGCTTGTGACCGAGACAGTACGAGATGACGAGTACCAGCGCTATCTTGCCGCAAATGGCTACGCGGCAAAGACCGCGACGCGCCCGACGTTTCACGGCGTCAAAGCTGGGCTGGCGTTCGACATCTGCAAAAACGTCAAGGGGCATGAGTACGACGATCCGTCGTTCTTCACCCGCTGCGGGCAGATCGGCAAGCAGGTCGGCTTTTCGTGGGGCGGCGACTGGAAGAAATTCCCCGACCGCCCGCATTTCCAGTGGGACAACCATCTCAAACACACAGGAAGCATGATTTTGGCGGGCAAGTATCCGCCGGAAATGGAGGAGTACATGGATCAGGCAACGTTTAACAAGATGATGGACAACTATTTGGCGCAGCTCGGCACGAAGCCTGTGGCAACTTGGGCAAAGGCGGACTGGGACAAGGCTGCGGCTGCGAACATCACGGACGGCAGCGCACCGCAGAGACTTATCACGCGGCAGGAAGCCGTGACGATGATCCAGAGAGCGACAAAATAACGGTGTCCGATTTGGGCACAGGAAGGAGCGGGCGGCGAAAGCCCACGCGCAAGCGCCTCTGCAAGCCCTACACGGGCATGGACAGTCAGCACAGGTCAATCCGCGCGCAATTATCCTCTATGGCCCCCAAGCGGGCCGTGGCGTATATCTTATCCTTCGAGCTGCCGCAGGACGAGGCGGCGTGCATTATCGAGTGCGACGTGCGGCGCAAGAGCTACGCGCAAGTGTGTGCAGCGCTGCACCTGTCGCCGGAGTCCGTCAACCGCTGCCGCAGGCGGGCATATCAAAAAATAGCAGATGGACAAAGAGAGCACCGAGGTTAATCGGTGCTCTCTTTTTGTTTTTCCTCGTTGCGGTGCCTTTCCAGGTATTCTCTGGCACATTCCGCGAGGTAACTGCATTTCCATCCTTCGGCGGTATTCAGGCCGCAATTCCCGCAGCCACGGCATTTTTCAAATTCTTCAAGGATCGCTTCCGCTTGGGTTTTGCTTGCGATAAAAAAGCTGCTCATTTGCTCCGCTCCCTTGTTATAACAAAGATTTTGCATCTACGCCGAGCACGTCGGCAATGGCAATCAGGTTTCTGGCCGTCAAATTCCCGGCGTCGGATTCTCCCAGCTCCACTCGCTGGATTTGGCGGATATTCACGCCGGATTTCTCGGCGAGGTTGGCTTGCGTCATCTCGGCCATGCGGCGCGACCATTCTAATTTTGATATCGCGCGGTTGTGGCAGTCGCGTCCGCAGTTGACCAAGGAGCAGGCGGTGCAATCTCCGTCTTCTCGCTGGCAGTCTGCATATTTCCTACGCATCGGTTGCCTCCCCTCAGAGTTTGATTTCCGGCGCGTAGTAAAGCACCTCGTACTCCCGGTATTTCACGCCGACGGGTTTCCTGACAATGGCGGTCGTTTCTTCTCCGGTTGCCCGCTTGGTGAGCGCGTAGCCGTAAAAATAACCGTCTTCCACGAAGTTTTTGCCGGGGGCCTGTTCCAATTTCCGGATCAATTCCTCTTTCTCCATTGTTCTTTCCTCCTTATTTTAAATAGCGATTGGTCTGGGAAACCACGGCCATGCCAACCTTGTCCGGGGTGTCGTTAAAATTCACGAAGCGAAGTACGTCAATCAGCTTGCCGGCATATTCTACGGAGTTAATGCGGCCGATCTGGAAGTCAATTCCCTTGTTCCACATTTCGATGTTTGCTTTACCGGGGTCACTGGGGTTCTCTCTCATCCACTCTAATGCGGCGATGGACTTCGCTTTCAGTTCTTCAGCCCACGCAATCTGCTTCTCAGTACCCTTCATAATTCGCTCCTCCTTGGGTTTCCCCTCTCTTTATGCTCTTATTATACGCTAATATTAGCGTAATGTCAAGAGCCTTTTTGAAATATTTTTTGGCCAAATAATGACCAAACGATGACCATTTGCAGGGCGCGATCCACGGTATGATTGAGGCAACAAAAGGAGGTGCGCGCATGGACCAGTTTGCAATCGCCGGATACAGCGGCGGAAACTGCATGATGTGTGTTATCGACAACGGCGATATTTTCCAGACCGACTATTTCGGCAACCGCCAGCAGCTCATTGGGAAGACGGCTGCCGCCTACGCAGAGCTGGAAGGCACGACGCAGCAGTATTACGACAAGCTCGTTGAGCTCGGCGTCATCACGCCGCCAAAAACGCAGGAGCAGCTGATGAGCGAGATGCAGTCGGCCATGAGCGACATGGCCGAGGTCATCAAGGGCCTCTCGGACCAAGTAAAGGAGCTGAAAGAGAATGGATCTCAAGCAGATCATAGCGGCAGCGTCGAGAATGTTCCCCTCCGCAGACCTGCAAGGCGCGGCAACGAAAGCGGAGCAGGCGATCAGCGGGACGGCTGACACGCTGGAGGGCGTGCAGAGCGCGGCGCGCAGGCTCGGCATTGATCCAGGCATTGCCGACAGCCTATATTCGCGCTACGGGCGCACAATGCAGGCGAAGGCCCTGTGCGGGCTTCTCGGCACGACACCAGAGGCTTTGCGCTCCGATGCTAACAAGATACTCGGTGGCGCACAGAACGCCTCACAGCCCCCGCAGAATGGCAAGACGGGGCATTCAACCAAATTCCCCCGGCTGAAATAGCCGTTGGAATAATTTTTGAGGAAAGGAGAATGCACTATGAATAACGATCAGAGCACCGGCATGAGCTGGCTCGCGGTACTGTTTATCATCATCGTCATCGCGGCGCTGTTTGGCGGTTTTGGCAACGGCTTTGGCTTTGGACGCGGCAATATGCCGTATCCCGTCAATGACACCGGCTGCAACCGCGTGAGCAACTGCGAGGTCGAAAAGCAGGGGATCATCGACACGTCCCGCACGCAGTATCTCATCGAGCAGCAGAGCAACGACACGCGCATGGCAATCAACGCCAGCACTGAGGCGATCACCAGTCAGGCCAGCCGCATCTACGAGCAGCGCCTGCAGGAGACCATCTTCGACCTCAAGATGGAGAACCAGAACCTCAAGAACGGCATCTTCACCAAGGAGCAGACAGACGCCCTGGCGGCGAAGATCTCCGATTGCTGCTGCGGTTTCAACCGCCGTCTGGATGCGATCGAGGGCCGCATGCTGACCAAGCCCGCACTGTACGGCGTGGCTTCGACCTGCGCAGGCCAGATCATCCCCGCGTCTTGCGGCTGCAACGGCAACGTCAACCTTTAAGACCATATTCCCCGCTCGGGGGACATGGGAGGCCCCTATGGCCGGGTAACAGGCGGGGCTATAGCCCCGCCATTTTTATGGAAGGAGAATAAAAAATGTCTTGTAAATCCGCTCTTTACGCTGCCATGCAGACGCCCACCGCAGTCGCGGTCGACGGCGTCATCCCTCTTGGCAGCCTTATCCGCCGCTACGGCTGTGACGTGGCGCTCAACGGCAACGCTGTCAACATCACCGGTGCCGGTTACTACGATGTCGACGCCTCGGTCACCGTCACGCCTGCCGCTGCCGGAACCGTCACCGTTACACTCTACAAGGACGGCGTCGCCGTCCCCGGCGCGACCGCCTCGGCGACTGCCGCCGCCAACGGCACGGTCGATCTCAGCATTCCGGCGCTTGTGCGTCAGGTCTGCTGCGCGGAAGGGTCCGCTCTGACGCTGGTACTCACCGGTGCCGCTGCTACGGTCAATAATGTGGCGCTGCGCGTGCAGCGGATCTGAGAGGTGCGCGATGGTGCAGCTCTTGATCGGGATGCTGCTTGGCGCGATGGTGGCCACGCCCACAGGGCGCAGCATCGGCAACCAGATCGGCGACGCGGCGATCGCTGAGATCAAAAAGGCAATACCAAAGCCGACTGCAGAAAGCGAGGAAAAGAATGGAACTCATTGAAAAACTGTCGGCGATGGTCGACGAGGAAATCGAGGACGCGACGAAGTACGCAAAATGCGCAGTCAAGTACAAGGACGAGCGTCCGGCGCTGGCGAAGACGTTTTACGATCTTTCCGGCGAGGAAATGCGGCACATGACCATGCTGCATGCAGAGGTCGAGGCCGTGATCCAGAAGTACCGGCAGGAGAAAGGCGAGCCGCCAGAGGGCATGAAGTCCCTTTACAATTATCTGCATGAGAAGCAGATCGAAAGAGCGGCCGACGTCAGACGCCTGCAAGATATGTATCGCGGCGCATAACTGTGTTCGCGACTGTGTTCATGCAACTGGTTATAACTGGTTGTAACTGTCAGTAACGAGACGTTCGGAAAACACAAAAAAGCCTTGGTATCACTGGTTTTTCCAGTAATACCGAGGCTTTTTGCTTTGGCGCAGCAGGAGAGATTCGAACTCTCGGTACGCTTTTGGCGTACACACGATTTCCAGTCGTGCTCGTTATGACCGCTTCGATACTGCTGCGTATCGGTGCGCTCGACAGCAAAAATGATTATACCAAAAATCACAGCAAAGTCATGCGCAAACTCGAAAAATGAGAATACCCCCGTCGTAAGGCGTGGGATTCTTTTGGGCATAATTTACCTTTGGGAACACGAAGGTCAAATATGCCTAACGTGGCGTTACAAAAAACGCGCCGTCGTCATCTGCATCAATTCTCCGGATGAAGCGCGTCCAGAATTCCTTTTTTTCTTCTCGCAAGTATGTATCATATTCCGCCAGCCCATTTCGCAGCGCATCAAGGTTTGTCTTCGGCTTTTCCTCTACCGCTTCAAGGGATTTCTTTAATGTGGTGTACTCTTTCTTGTATTCGTCCAACTCAATCAAGTCGTTAAGATAAAGCGTTTTCAGCTTATCCATTTTCTTTCGTATCGCGTCCGCGCTTTGCGTGGGCTTTTTTTCTGCCTTTTTATAATAGCGATTGTTTCGCTCGGCAATTCCTTCAAGCTCATGCAATAAATAAGCTTCCAGCGCATCTTCGCGAATCCTCTTTTTGTGCTGGCACGCGGAGGTGTCAAGCATTCGCGTCCGGCATCGGTAGTAGGTATAGATCTGCTTTGCCGTTTCCGACTGCATCGTTTTCCCACACTCTTTGCAATGCAACAAGCCGGAGAACAGATAAACGCGATCTGTCTCAATTCCTGCGCAGCGCTGCGACCGCTGGCGGAGAATATCATTTACAATGTCAAAATCCTGCTTGCTCACCAGAGCGGGACAGGCATTCTCGATGCCGTACACCTCGCCGATATAAAGCCGGTTCCGGAAATAGTTTACATATTTGGTATACGCCCTGTCAATGCCCCACGTCTCAAGCATATAGCGCTTTACGCCAAGCACGCTTTGCAGCCTGATATACGCCGCAAACATATCTCGCGCGGCATCTGCCGTGCCGTTATCGATCTGGTATTGCCTGCCCTTGATGATATACCCTAAAGGGGCTTTTGACCCTGCCGGTTGGCCTTTTGCGCGTTTGCCGTCGTTGATAAATTTGATTCGCTCGCTTGTGCGGTCGGCTTCGTCCTGCGCGACGGAAAGCATGATGTTGACCTTTAATCGCCCGGACGCAGTGCGCGTTTCGTAGTCCTCTTCCGTCGCTTGCCATGTCACGCCGTACTGGTCAAGCCGCGTCTGCACGTCGTAGTACCCGGCGACATTGCGGAACCATCGATCAAGCTTGATAAACAAAATCGTGTCGACCTTCCCCGCCTTGCAATCATCCAGCAGCCGCAGGAGCGCGGGGCGCTTTTTGTACGGTTTTCTAGCGGAAATTCCCGCGTCCTCGTATATGCCTGCCACGGTCATTTTATTCGCTTTTGCATATCTTATCAGCGCGTCCCGTTGCTCTTGTAATGACAGGCCATGCCGCGCCTGCTCCTCGCTCGAGACGCGGATATACAATGCCACTCTCATAAAATCCCACTCCAATCAATGTACAAACACCACGCGGCCAGCAGAACGATAATGGCAAACATTATAGCAATCACGACGTTTCGGATACGCACTCCACGCCGCATGATCTCAATCATGTCTGCTTTTGCATCAACATGGCGTTCCAGCTCATCATTCCGCGCTTGCAAAGTTTCCTCGGTCGGCGTCAAGTGTTCGGAAATTCCGAACACCTCATCAAGGGATATCCCAAGCGCTTTGCAGATCGGCGCGACGGTGTAGATCGACGGAGATTTAGAAAACTTGGAAAAGAAGTTCTGCACGGTGGACAGCGGCACGCCGGAAGCGTCGGAAATGTCTTGATAGGTCAGTTTCAATTCTTCTTTACGGATTCTGCACACTTCTTGAATGTTCATTTACGTCACCTTAATCTTTTTCGATTTTCGCGCCGCGAAGTTGCAAGATGAGGACTTGTCGAACCACGTCGAGCGCTGTCTTATTGCAATGTTTCGGTGTTGAATTGCCAAGGTAAAGCGGAGTATGGTCAAAACAAGCAGCGGCGACCGCTTCCCGCTGGCTGCAAAAAGGCACTGCCGTTTGTTGCAGAGGGCGGCAGTGCCTTTAGTTACTTATTGCTTCTCAAGTTTTACAGTCTGCGTAACTCCCATAGCAGACACTTCGTAACTGATTACGCCGCCCTGATAGGTAAACGTCTTGGTGTCATCGCCGCTGGCGAGAATTGCCATATCGGTCTGGTCTTTATCATTTTCCGATTCCCAGGTGTACGGCTCATCCGCCGTGGTAGGGGCATCGAAAGAACCGGCCCAATAGAGGGCTTTTGTGTCTCCGTTATCAGATACCCAATACACCTCAATGGCATCTCCGGCAATAGTAGCGGCCTGCCATGCGTCCTCTGCATCGCTGTTTGTCTGCTTCCATTCTCCAACGAGATCGGGCGGAGTTCCCGGCTCGTTTTCGGGCTCGGACTGATTTGGTTTCCCGCAGGCGGTTAACATGCCGAGCGCGAGAACCGAAGACAGCGCGATAAGCAAAAACTTTTTCATTTCAACTCTCCATTTTCTTATATTTTCGACTGCACAAAGTGCAATAATCGACATATAGCCCCGTTACTATAATTATTTGGAGGGACACAAAATGTTGCGCGAAGAAGAAAACCATGCTATTCTTATTAGAGAGCGCCTAAAATCTGAGGTGCTATCACTTACTGACAGTCAGGTGGAATATGTTTTATGGAGGTTGGAATGTTTATTGCAAGAAGAGAATTAAATGATCTGCGGGAAGAAAACCGCAAACTTAAAGAACAACTTGCGGCAGAGCAAGAGAAGACGCGCCGATCTGCCATTATTGATAAGGCTGCTCTCCCACAGTGCAAAAGCCTTGCTTGCGCTGGATGCAAGTATGTTGTAGGACGGTACACCATTAGGAATGGATATTATATCCTTGGATGCGGGAAAGATAATCCTTGCAAAGAGTATGAACCGAGCGAGCTAACAGCAGAAAAGGTTAAATCTATCCGAGAAGCGCTGCTACAGCAATGGCAGTCGTAATAGCGTAAGGAATCCAGAACATAAAAAGCTCTTTCCGCTGTTTCTCAATATAATCCCGACCGGCTAAAGTGATGCGAACAAATTCTGTTGCATCAACGCTTCCTCCCGCGCCGTCTGCGGTTCCGCCCTCATCAAATATCGTTACCATCTTATCCATTTTAAGATAAGTAACATACTTGTTGGGCTGGTTAGGTTTAATCGGTTTGGAATCGTCTTTTTTAGTCAGCTGGTTTATTTCGTCCATACTGATTGATTCAGAATTATATAGTTTTTTCAAAATTTTATAAGCGGTCTTTTCCATACGTCACTTATTTTCCTTTGCCCATTCCACGACACCTAAAAGTTTGGTGCATTGTTCATCGGTCAAATTCGCAATAGCGTCATATAGTTTTTGCCGCGCTGCGCTTAAGCCCTCGCCCTCTGTGGCGGGGGCTTTTTTTGCGTTTTCTGCGTTTTTATTTGACGTGGGGACAACATCATCGTCACGCATTATGTCCTCAACGGACACGCCCAACTCAGAGCATACTGCGTTTAAGTTGGAATAGTTGGGGACTCTCCCATTTTTCCCCCATTTTCCAATAGTCCCATTTCCGAGCCCGAGTTTGGTTTCCAATGCAAATAAAGTTGTCTTTTGAGCTTTGCAAACTGCTTTTATTTTATCTGCAATAATCATAATAGTATTTAGACAAAAATCCGAAAAACTTCTTGACAATTAGACTTAAGTCTGATACACTTAGACTTGTGGAGGGTACAGAAAAGCAAGCCCCTCACAAGACGGACTATAGAAAAAGCCTAATTTGTAACTGCACATTCATTTTAGACCATTTTCTAATAGTTTGTCAATAGGCGAGTAGCATTTAGTCGAAATTTTCTATGCTACGCCATAGAAAATTCGCATTGTCTTTGACAATGCGAATGAGTGTGAAAGGAGGATCGAGAGTGATTTATGAGAACGTCAAGCGCCTTTGCGATGAGCGAAATATCAGCATTTGGGCGCTTGAGAGAGCGTGCGGCATCGCAAATGGCGCGATTGGGAAGTGGAATGGCAAGAGCGCCGCTCCGCGTGTCGATACGCTTTCTGCCATTGCCGACTACTTTGGCGTTACCGTGGACGCGCTGCTGAAATCCAGCGATGGGCAGTAAAAAATGCCCCGCCCAATGTTGCAGCATCGAGCGGGGCGGGTGGGACAAATCTCACCACAAGATATTGTGTCCGTGCTTATTGTAGCACGGAGGGAAGGAAAAGGCAATGAGAAAAAAGCCAGAGTACAAAATCATTTGGGTCACGCCCCCAGACCCTGAAAAGCTGGGGACGATCATGGGCGAGATTTACGCACGCGGTCACGGCCTTGAGTTTGTCGGCCTTGTGCCGAACGAAAAGAAGGGAGAAAAGCATGGCTGATACGTTGTTTTTTGGCGGCATCGCCGCTGCGGTGATTGCGCTCAACGACTGCGACTTCAAGACGGGGCTTGCCGTTATCGGTGCGTGCGCGGTGTGTAAGGTGCTGTATGAGCTACTGCCGTTCCTCGACAGGGGGTGCAGACGGTGAAATGCGAGCTGTACCATGACAACTTCCAGAATTTTAAGAAATACGGAATCCCAAAGGCGCAGCTCGTGATCGCGGACATTCCCTACAACATCGGCGCTGATGCTTACGGGAGCAACCCGACGTGGTACATCGGCGGCGACAACAAAAACGGCGAGAGCAAAAAGGCAAAGAGCAGCTTTTTCAACTCTGATGGCTATTTCAAGATCGCTGAATATATGCACTTCTGCAACCGCCTTTTGAAGAAAGAACCGAAGGAGAAAGGGCAAGCCCCGGCAATGCTTGTTTTCTGCGCGTTCGACCAGATGCAGACCGTTATGGAGTACGGGAAGCAGTACGGATTTAAGAACAGCTACCCGATGTTTTTCTGCAAAAACTATTCCGCGCAGGTGCTTAAAGCCAATATGCGAGTAGTAGGTGCGACGGAGTTTGCGGTAGTGCTTTACCGTGACAAGCTCCCGAAATTTAACAACGGGCGCGAGATCGGCGAAGATGGGAAGCCGATTCGCGGCACTGGGAAGATGGTTTTTGACTGGCAGAAGTGGGAACGCGACGGGAAGGACATTCCCAAAATCCACCCCACGCAGAAGCCGGTGAACGTGTTGAAACGGCTGATTGAAGTTTTCACGGATCCCGGCGACGTTGTGATTGACCCATGCGCGGGAAGCGCGACCACCCTCCGCGCGGCGTATGAACTGGGGCGAAATGCTTACGGGTTTGAGATCGACAGGAATTTCTACAAGGCGGCGCAAGAAGAAATGCTCGCCCCGCTGTTTGAGAAGCCCACACAAATCACGATGGAAGAGGTGACATGATGAGAAGGCACGACAAGCGAACGAGAGAACAGCGCAAGGCCGACGAATCGGCACTGTTTGCTGCCGGATGCTTTGGATTAACGTTGATCCTCATCGGCATTGCGTTACTGCTTACCGGCTGCTCGCTGGTTTTGCTGAGTGTTGATGCGAAAGACGTTGATGAGCCGGAAGCGCCTGTTGTCGAAGAGTATGACCCAGCGTGGGACATTCCTGCGACCGAAAGCGCGGTGTGCAACGACGTGTTTCTTGGAGAGTTTACGCTGACGGCCTATTGCCCCGGGCGCTGCTGCTGCGGCAAGTGGGCAAGCGGCTACACCGCGACCGGCACGCTGGCGACCGAAGGACGCACGATCGCGGTCGACCCCAAGGTGATCCCCTACGGCACGCACGTCCTGCTGATCTGGCCGGACGGCACGCAGCACAGCTACATCTCGGAGGATTGCGGCGGCGGCGTAAACGGCAACCACATCGACGTGTTTTTCAACGACCATCAGGCGGCGCGCGTCTTCGGCGTGCAGAGCGCAATGGTGTATTTGGAGGCGGAGGAATGATGCACTGCGAATCGTGCGGCGCGGATTTCCGAGAGCCAGCTCTTTATGCATACCGCGAAAATATGGACGATGAGAACTGGACGATTACCACTCAAACCGTGTGCCCTTATTGTGGCACAGACAATATTACGGAGGTAAAAGATGAATCTTTATCAGATTGATTCCGCGCTTGCGGAATGTGTAGATGCCGAGACCGGTGAAATCCTTGACGTTGAAAAGCTCTTGGAGCTGAACATGGCAAGAGAGCAGAAGATCGAGAACATTGCGCTTTGGATTAAAAACGACGTCGCCGAAGCAAAGGCGATCCGCGAAGAAGAGAAGACCCTTGCGGCGCGCAGACAGGCTTTAGAGCGCGCGGCAGAGAGCAAGAAAAAATATCTTGATTCTGTGCTGAACGGCGAGAAGTTTTCCACCCCCCGATGCTCCATCAGCTACCGCAAGACCACGAGCGTTGAGGTCTCCGACATGGGCGCGGTGGTGGCGTGGATGCTCGCCAATGGTCACGACGGCGAGGTTACTTACAACGCCCCCACGGTGAGCAAGACCGACCTTGCCCCGCTGCTGAAAAGCGGCGCCGAAATCGACGGTGCAACGCTCGTGCAGGGCATGAGCATGGGGGTGAAGTGATGGAGTACAACTTTGGCGAGAACGTAGAGGAATACAGCCAAAAGCAGGGGAAGAAAATCCCAGTTTGGCAATCCGACAAGTACAAAGAGAGCAAGAAAAAGGCTTGCGAGATCATCGAAAGCGGGAAGTATGGACTTTCCCCCGCAGATTTTTGGATTCTGATGAACGAGACGAAAAGCGGCAAGATGGGTTATACAGGTCTGATTATCTCTCACAACGGCTGCTTGAAAATCAACGACAAATTGGAAAAGCCGTTTAATCCGATGTCCGTTACCGAAGATAAGTGCGGATACGGCGGCGCGCTGGTTTTTACCTATTGCGATAAAGACCAGGGATTATATGAGGTTGGCGAAGTCACACAGAAAAACTGCAAGAACGATTATCCGTATGCGATGGCGTTTAAGCGTATGTTTGACCGCGTTGTGCTGAAACTTTCCAAGCTCGCTTATTCCGGCATTTACAGCGAAGCGGAGAGTGATTCGTTCCGCGACCCGGTTGATGATACCAGGACCCCGAGCAATGGAAAATTAGAAAAACCGCCTAAGCAGGATAAGAAGCCGAGTAAGGAAGAGATGGCCGCATTTAACGCGCAGTACAAGCGAGAGGTCAAGAAAAATACTTGCAAGGACTGCGGAATGCCTATCTACCCGGTGACGCACGGCGGCAAGTTATATTCCGTTGCCGAGATTGCGGAGAACGCGATAAATACCTATAAAGCGCCGCTCTGTTGGTCGTGCATGATGGCGAGGAGAAAAGCGAATGAAAGCCCGACTTCATGATTTATCCCTTGCGCGCGATGGTAGGTATTTACTCACCATCGCTACGCGGGAGAACGTCGGCACACTGTACGACGAGCTGCACGAGGTAGACGTTGACGTGACCGTCAAAAAGCACCGTGAAAAACGAAGCCTCGATGCCAATGCTTACTCATGGGTGTTGCTGGATAAGCTCGCAGAAGCCACAGGAACGCCCAAGAGCGAGATTTACCGCCGAGAGGTGCGGGACGTTGGCGGCAACACAGAAACCGTCTGCGTGCGCGAGAAGGCCGTGCAGAAGCTATGCGACGGCTGGAACAAGAATGGTATCGGCTGGCAGACGGAAGTGATGGACAGCAAAATTGACGGCTGCAAGAATGTGGTGCTGTATTACGGCTCGTCCACCTTTGACACAAAGCAAATGTCACGCCTGATTGACAACATCACGCAGGACTGCAAGGAGCTGGGCATTGAGACACTGACCCCGCAACAGCTTGACGCACTAAAGGAGGAATGGGGCAGATGACTAAAAGCATCATGCAGGGCAAAAGAGAATGCTATATCTCAGGATTCTCGACGAACCTCGCGCGGCATCACATTTACGGTGGTGGCCGTCGGCAACTATCCGATATTTGGGGCTGCTGGGTGTGGCTGCGTGCCGACTGGCACAATATGGCCGATTACGGCGTGCACGGGAAAGACGGTCACGAGCTGGATATGCGGCTGAAACGCGAGTGTCAGAAGCGGTTCGAAGAACTTTATGGACACGATACTTTTATGGCTGTATTCAAGAAAAACTATTTGGAGGACGAATCATGTTAAACAGAATTTGCATCATGGGTCGCATTACGCGCGATCTGGAACTGCGACGCACGCAGGACGGAACGGCGGTCACGAGCTTCACCGTTGCCGTCGACGACGATTTCAAGAGCAAAGCAACCGGAGAGAAGAAAACCTATTTCCTCGACGTGGTCGCGTGGCGACAGTCGGCTGAGTTTGTCTGCCAGTATTTCGGCAAAGGCCGCATGGTCGTGGTCGAGGGCAAGCTCACAGTCCGCGACTGGAAGGATAAGGACGGCAACAATCGCCGCAACACCGAGATCATCGCCAACAATATCTACTTTGGCGACAGTAAGCGCGCCGATACAGCCGCACCGCAATACGCCACAGAGAGCGCCGCAGGCGACTTTGCGGTGATCAGTGAGGACGACGGCGATCTACCGTTTTAAGGCGGTGGAGGCATGGCAAGAAACTATGCAGCACTCCCCTATGACTATTTAGAGGAGATGGATGCGCTCAACGATGCAGAGTTCGGTCGGCTAACGCGGGCATTGCTGGTTTACAGCATGACGGGAGAGCAGATAGCGCTTTGTGGCAATGAGAGATTCTTTGTCAAACGCATGATGGCGCAGGAAGACCGCTTTAAGGCAAGCTATGACGATATTGCTACAACGAGGAGCGAAGCTGGCAAGGCTGGGGCTGCCGCAAGATGGCAAAATGGCAAACGCATTTTTGCTAATGGCAAAAATAGCAAAGCCATGCCTGCCAATGGCAAAAATGGCAATACCGAAACCAATACCGATACCAATACCGATACCAATACCGAAACCAATATCCAGCTATCTAACGATAGCAAGGGAGAATATTGCGCTGAGCCGCAAGCGGCTGACGCGCCGCCGGTGATTTCTTTGCCGCTGAATGACGGGACTTTTTTCGACGTGTCGGAGAACGACAGGGCCAAATGGTCGCAGCTCTATCCGAACGTTGACGTTCTACAACAGCTCAGACACATGGCGGGGTGGTGCGATGCAAACCCTACCAAGCGAAAGACGCGCGGGGGGGTTAAGCGTTTCATTACTAATTGGCTCGCCGAAGAGCAGAACAAGGGCGGCAAAGCACCGCAGAATAGGCCGTTTGTCGGCGGCGATGTATTCGCCGAGATGTTGGAGGAGGAAAAGAACCGTGGAAAGAGCTGACGTAATTAGCCTTTTAGGGCGATTAAAACAGGCCTATCCGCAGGCCTATGCCAAGATGACCAGAGCAGAAGCCGAAGAGATGGTTGCCCTCTGGTCGGACATACTGGGCAGTGAAGACCCTACCGAGGCGATGGACGCAGTGAATGCGCTGATTGCCGAGGATGCGAGGGGATTCCCCCCGAAGGTCGGACAAGTGCTGGCAAAGATCAGGGGAACAGCTTCCCCACACGTTTCGGTGGCGTGGATGAAGCCATACATCGAGCGGATAGCCGAACAGGAGGCATTCATGCCGAGCGTATCGCGCTATGCGAGAGAACACGGGATGACGTGGGAAGCGGCGGCTGCCGAAATAGGAGGATGACGCATGGAGCGAGTAGTTTCATTTACCGTAGATGGAAGACCTGTACCGAAGGGTAGACCACGCGTTACGCGGCATGGGACGTATACGCCGAAAAGCACGCAGATTTTCGAGGCTGCAGTTCGCACAGCGTGGCTTAAGACGGGGGAAAAGCCATTTGAGGACGGAGAAGCGCTGGATGTCATGGTTAACGCTTATTTTCCCATCCCATCTGGAACACCGAAGAGGGAAAGGGATGGATTGCATTTAACCCCGTACCTTAAGCGCGGCGATATCGACAACATCATCAAGGCGGTATTGGACGCGCTCAACGGATATGCCTATAAGGACGATTCTGCCGTGTTTAGCGTTTGCGGGAGGAAGTTTTACACGGACGGTGAGCCGCTTACGGTGGTGACGATCAGCAGCGTGGAGGTCGACCATGAGCTTTGAGCACTGCCACTTCTGCCTGCCACCCGTGCGCTATCCCGGCTGCCAAGACCATTGCCCGTATTATGCGGAGGATATTGCGAAGGCCCGGGTGGCGAAAGCCGAAGAGAAGCGGCAGACGCAGGCAAAAGAGGATTATTTGGGAGCGCGCCAGTTCAAAACGCGGCGCATGCAGAACTTGAAAAAATAAAAGGGAGCAAGAAAAGATGTTGACAGAAAAAGAGTTGGGCGAACGGCTCAAAAACGTTCGAAAAATGCGAAATATCAGCCAGTTTCGGATGGCCGATATGATGGGCACAGAACAGTCATTCATTGCCAAACTCGAAAAGGGCGCGAGCTATCCGAAGGTGTCGACGCTGTATAGATACGCCGAATGCGTTGGCTTGACGTTAAGCGATATTCTGGCGGAATCCCCCCCGGCGAAAAAAGGCATGCTGTCGCCGGAAGAGATCGGCGAGAACATCAAGAAATGGAGTGCGCTGCGGGGCATGAGTATCAAGGGGCTTGCAGAAAAGGCGGGATTATCGCGCAGTAGCATCTTAAACCTCAGAGAGGGACGATGCATCAGCTACATGCCGACGTATCAGTACATTGCCGAAGCGCTGGGCGTGACCGTCGGGACGCTGCTCGGAGAGACGGGCGGTGCGGAATGATCTCAAAACGCATTTACATGAAACTCGATTGGGGTCACGCCGGGACCCCTGTGTGTGTGGCAGATTCACCAAGCGAGTTAGCCCGTCTATGCGGCACGTCGCTTTCCACGGTATCACATGCAGTCGCGAAATCGCAGAAGAACCCTGCCGGGAAGTCTTGGTATGTTGGAGTTTGGACACGTTGGAGCAACCGAGAATACAAGGAATATTTCGGGGAGGTGCACGCATGAGCAAGGTCATGAGACCGAAAACGCCGTTTGAGTTCTGCGCTTATCCGGTGCTCAAGGAAGCGTTGGAAACGATGAACTATAACCAAACAGAACTGGCGCAATCCCTCGGCACGTCGCAGTTTACGGTGTCGGCGTGGGCGCGCGGCGACAGAGATGTGACGGTGCGGCTGCTGCTGGCGCTGGAAGACCTGACGGGGATGACATTCCGGGAGCTGTTCGGGGAATGCGAGGGGCGGAAATGACCGGGTATAGCAGTCAGCCGATCTCGCAGAGAGCGGCGAAAGAGCTGCTGGCGCTCCCACTCGAAGACAAGGCGCTTTTGAGCCGCGAGAAGATTGAGCAATGGTACAGCGCATGGGACGGCAAGTGCTACGTCAGCTTTTCCGGCGGGAAGGATTCAACGGTGCTCGCCTATCTGGCCGCACAGGAGCTATCGCGCTATCGCACGCCGATTTATCCGCTGACGCTGGTATTTGTCAACACAGGGCTTGAGTATCCTGAGATTCAGCACTTCGTCAACGACTATGCGGCGTGGCTGCAAAAGCAGTTCCCGCGGATCGACGCGCAGCTTGCGCGGCTGCGGCCGAAGCTCAACATCCGGCAGGTGGTGACAAGGTACGGCTATCCCGTCATCGGCAAAAAACAGGCGCGCTTTATCCGCGATTTACAAAACGCGCACGGGCAGAACGATGCAACGGTCAATCTGTATCTGACCGGATACAACCGGAAGGGCGTTTACTGCTCGACGATGAAACTGGCGGACAAGTGGCATTATCTCAAGGATGCGCCGTTCCACATTAGCGAGCAATGCTGCGACGTGATGAAAAAAGCACCCGCCAAGCGATACGAAGCTACGAGCGGATGTGTGCCGTTTACCGCGATGATGGCGAGCGAGAGCCAGCAGCGAGAAAAAGAGTGGAAGCGCACGGGCTGCAACGCCTTTGACGGCAAGCGCCCCATGAGTAAGCCAATGAGCTTCTGGACAGATCAGGACGTGCTTGCGTTCCTAAAGGGCGAAAACATCCCGTATTGCAGTGTATACGGCGACATCGTGGCGAGCGACGGGGAAAATGATTATCCGTCAACGCTCATCGAAAAGCCGCTGCATTGCACGGGCTGCCAGCGCACGGGCTGCATGTTCTGCGCGTTCGGTGCTCATCTCGAAAAGGGAGAAAACCGGTTTGAGCGCATGAAGCACACGCACCCGAAGCATTACGACTTTTGCATCGGCGGCGGGGAATGGGACACGGATGGGCTATGGAAGCCCAATGAAAAGGGGCTCGGATACGGTCGGGTTCTGGATTATATCGGAGTGAGGTATTGAGATGAAGGTTTTAGTTGCCTGCGAGGAATCGCAAGAAGTCTGCAAGGCATTCCGGGCATTGGGGCATGAGGCATATTCCTGTGACATTCAGGAGCCGTCCGGCGGACACCCTGAGTGGCATATTCTGGGCGATGCGCTCAAAGCTATCGATGGAGGGCAAGTGACTACCATGGACGGGGAGACGCATGACGTCGGCATGTGGGATCTGCTGATCGCGCACCCGCCGTGCACTTACCTAACCGTTACAGGGAATCGCTGGTTTAACACAGAAAGATATGGCGAAAAGGCGGTCGGACGGGTGCAGTTGCGGGAAGAAGCTGCGGCGTTTTTCCTGGCCTTTGTAAATGCCAACGTTTGTAAAATCGCGGTAGAAAATCCGGTCGGATATATGTCTACACACTATCGTAAGCCTGACTGTATTATCCAGCCGTATGAATTCGGGCACCACGCAAGAAAAAAGACTTGCCTATGGCTAAAAGGCTTACCCGCTTTGCGACCGACAAACATTGTAGATGCAGGAGATATTTTGCCAGGTGGATACAGTGTGGGGGCAAGCGCAAACTATGCAAAAGACGAGACTGGTAAGATTATGCGATGGAATGACCCGCGTACGGCAAAAGCAAGAAGCAAAACCTTCCCTGGCATCGCCAAAGCTATGGCGGAGCAATGGGGCGGAGACATAAGGGAGGAATTATGAGAGATACAAACCTCGTGAATGCGCTGCGTGAGCACGCAGAATGGGCGGAGGGGAACCAGTGGGAAACGCCCATTACCCTGTGCGACGACCTGGCGGAAGCCGCTGACTTGATAGAGGATCTGGCGTCAGATCGCAAGGCGCTTATCAACGAACTATGCCAATACTGCGGGAAGTACAAACAAGCACACGAGGGCGCCTGTGACGAGTGCAGATGGAGGTGATGAAGGATGAGTAAAGCTGTTATGCTGAGCATCCGCCCGAAGTGGGTGGAGAAGATCGCCAGCGGCGAAAAGACCATTGAGGTGCGCAAGACGCGGCCAAAGCTGGAAACGCCGTTTAAGTGCTACATCTATTGCACACGGTGCGGCGTTGTGCCGAGTGCTCAGAAAAAGCAGCACGGCAAGGTCATCGGGGAGTTTACCTGCGACGCAATTACCCGTGTGAACATCTGCGGATTTTGGGACGATAGCGGGAAGCAGCTCGACAATCGGCTCAAAGATACTTGTTTAACCTCAGAAGAGTTCAGAAACTACCTCGGCGAAAATGTCGGTTACGGCTGGCACATTACCGACCTGCGCATCTACGACGCGCCGAAGTGCCTGTTTGAGTTTTGGGCAGAACGGCTTTGCAATCGTGAGCCAAGCGTCTTCGGGTGCGGGGAATGTTGCGATTGCGATAAGCGCCCGCCGCAGAGCTGGTGCTATGTGGAGGAGATGAAGAATGTTTGAGTTAAAATCCTGCCCGTTTTGCGGAGCCAAGGGCGTTATGCAGAGAAACGGTCACTGCTTTCGGGCATGCTGCCCAAATAGAGACTGTCCAATCGAACCGAGAACACATTGGTACCTGAATCATCTATTAGCAATCGAAGCATGGAACAGGAGGGCTGACAATGGCTGAATATATTGACCGCGCTGTTGCCGTATCACAAGCTAATTTTATACATGGCCGCTGGGACGATGTGTATGTGAGCGCTGCTACACTGATGGCAATCCCTGCCGCTGACGTTGTGCCGGTGGTGCATGGGCAGTGGATTGAAGATGAGAGTGGAATTATTATCTGCCCAAAGTGCAAACGGGGATATAACCTGATCGCCAAATTTACCAACTACTGTCCTGCATGCGGGGCGAAGATGGACGGAGGTGCTGATAATGGCTGAATACATTAAGCGCGAAGCGGCGGTGAAAGCTGCGAATGAATGGGTAAGCGAGGCGTGCAAGGAACCAGTGATGCGGTTAAGCCGGTTGTTTGATAAATTGCAAAAAGTGCCCGCCGTTGATGCCGTGGTCGTTACTCGGTGCAAGGACTGCAAGTATCTTGTTAACGCGACGGTTAACGCTAACGGTTTTCTCATCTGTGACATTAACGATATGGAGATCACGCCGGACGATTTTTGCAGCTACGGCGAATCAAAGGAGAGCACACATGCTGACGATCACGATTAAAGCCAACGTCCCCGCCGCTGACGCGCAGGGCATCAAGGAGCGAATCGCCATGGACATTGAGCGATACGGAGACGTGAAGGTCGTGAGCATCGTAAGCGACCGGGGGCGAGAAGAACAATTACGAATGAAATAACGCCTGCGGGCGAAAAAGAAAGGAATTTTGCTATGAAAAAGTACATTGGAACGAAACTTATCGAGGCGGCACCGGCTATCCGCAAGGGCGGCAAGGTCTATGAGAAGACCCAGCCCATCCCGAGAAGCATGGAATCCGAGGAAGACGGCTACAAAGTCCGCTATCCTGATGGCTATGAATCTTTCAGCCCGAAGAAGGTCTTCGAAGAGGCGTATCGCCCGACTGACGGGCTGAGCTTTGGACTTGCTATCGAGGCGGCAAAGAAGAGGATGAAAATCGCACGCCGCGGTTGGAACGGTAAGAACCAGTACGTTGAGCTTGCGGAGCGCATCAGCTACGAAAACGCTGCGCACGAGGTAATCAATGCTAAGCACGAGGCCATCGGCAACAAGGCGCTCGCCTTCATTGGTACGTCCGGCGTGCAACTCGGCTGGCTGGCTTCGCAGGCCGACATGCTGGCTGATGACTGGATGATCGTCGGGGAAGCGGTGGCCGAATGAGCATCAACATCAAGAAGTACACCAAAGACCAGATGGCGAAGATGGTGGAGGACGCGCAGGAGAAGACTGCGGCGCTTGAAGTGGAAATCACCGCGCTGGAAAACTGCATCGACAAGAAGAACGATCTGATTGCTGAATATGCGAACTTAAAGGTGGAGATGCAGCGAAAGAACGTTGCTTTGACCGAGCGGCTTGACCAGATGAACGGCGAGGCCATCAACAAGGCAAACGAGATCGCGAACCTGAAAGCGGACGCGGATGCGCTGCGAAACAAGCTCGCTGACACCGAGGCGGCGCTTGGGCGAGCGAATGATGAGTGCGCTTTTAAGCAAGAGGCCCTTAATGTAATGCGCAACAGGCGCTACAACGCCGAGCAGCGCGCCAATTACGCAGAAACCCACCCGTGGCGAAACCTGTGGGCGTGGGGCAAAAGAAAGCTCGGTGGTGAGAGGAATGAGCACGTTTCCTGACCGGCTGCGCAGATTGCGCGAACGCCATCAGCTAAAGCGCTGCGTATTATCTGAGCTGTGCGGGCTGAATCGCAATACCATCAAGCGGTATGAGATGGGGACGCAGAAACCATCAATGGACGCGCTGATAAGCATTGCTGACTATTTCGGCGTGTCGATTGATTACTTGCTTGGAAGGTCGGACTATCCAAAAAGTTTATAAAAATATTTTGCAAAACTCACTTATAAGTGAGTCAGGGCGTTGCAATCATGAGAAAATTGAATCGCAGAGGTGTAAAAGCCTTTGCGGTTCTCTCATTTATGGCGTTAAACCTCCTGCGCCATAGCGGGGCGCGGTGCTTTTCATCTTTTCACACCGTCCCCGCAACATGCAGATGTAGCTCAAGCAGAGCGCGTGCCGATTTAGGGAGCACGGGGTGTTGGTTAGATTCCAGCCGCCTGCACCAGAGGCCGGGTAGCGCCCGGACAATGTGAGACCGTTGTCGTCATGGCTCACACGGAAATGACAATGCTCGCTGAAAACTGCGCTTGTCTTGATGCGTCAAGACCGGTTTGACCTGACGGAATAGGGGCTACGACTTTTCGGAGCGTAGTTGCCGGTAGCATATGACAATCTAAGCGAGAAAGACGATCATATATGCGGCGCGCAGAAGCAGAAGCGAAAGCAATGGCTATAGGCAACATTGCGGACGTGTGGCGGCTCAATACCGCCTCGCCGCTCCAAAAGAGGAGAGCCGCTGCCTTTGGCAATGGGAAAAGCCCGCCTGAAAGTGCGGCAATAATGGTTCGCGCGAGCATGGGGTGAGCGATTAAATCAGGCCAAATCGGCGACAACACCGGGCGAGCCTGAGCCAGTAAGTGTATGCCCTTCGGGGCGGGTAAAGTCTGCTATGTAAGGCCAAGGGGCGGGGGCTGGTAGCAAATAAAAGTGCGAGGTGGTGACAATGGCTGCGCGTCTGACAGACCGGCAGAAAAAGAAAATACTGGCGGACTATGTGCAGACAAACAACTATTGCGCCACAGCGAAAATCAACGGCGTGTCCGCGACGACGGTTAAGAACCTCGTGCGGGCGAATGCCGACATTGTGGAAAAGTGCGAACAAAAAAAGGAAGAGAACACCGCCGATGTGATGGAGTACATGAACGACCACAAAGACCTTGTGTGTTCGTTCATCGGCAAGGGGCTTGAACTGCTCAATGACCCGGAAAAGCTGGCGGCGGCAAATCTCAGCCAAATCACAACGGCGATGGGGACGCTGATTGACAAGTGGGCGATGATCGGCGGCAGTCCTGCCGACACGGTGAGGGAAGACGCGCTCAGTCAGAGCCTAAAGGAAATGGCAAAGGAGCTTGAGAGTGACACATGAATACAGAATTAATGTTTTCCAGTAAAACAGACTTATGGGAAACGCCACAAGATTTGTTTGATAAACTGAATAATGAATTTCAATTTACACTTGATGTGTGTGCAACTCCAGAAAATGCAAAATGCGACAAGTTCTATACGGAGGAACAAGACGGACTGGAACATCCGTGGAAAGGAACCGTGTGGTGCAATCCTCCATATGGGCGCGGCATCGGGCAATGGGTGAGGCGAGCGTTATTTGCATCCGTTAGCGGGTCTACCGTCGTAATGCTACTTCCTGCCAGAACAGATACAAAATGGTTCCACGATTACATATATAAAAGAAACAATGTGGAAATTCGGTTTATTAGAGGACGATTAAAATTTGGCGGGAGTAAAAATTCTGCTCCATTTCCGTCTATGGTAGTTGTATTTATGCCACATGATTAGCCAAAAGCAAGCAAAAATCCTCGCCTTTCCCTATTCCAAGTATGACGCGCTGATCTGTGACGGCGCTGTGCGTTCCGGCAAGACCTCCATCATGATGTGGGCGTTCGTCCGCTGGGCGATGGAGAATTTCAGCGGTCAGCGTTTCGGCGTGTGTGGACGCACGGTGGATAGCTGCACCAAGAACATCATCGTGCCGTTTACGGCGATGAGTTTGGCAAAGGAACGCTATATCATCCGCTGGCGGCGCGGCGACAAGGTGATGGAAGTGCGGCGCGGATCCGTGACGAATTACTTTGAGGTGTTCGGAGGCAAGGACGAGGCAAGTTATACGCTGATCCAAGGCCGCACGCTGGCGGGGGTACTACTTGACGAGGTGGTTCTGATGCCGCGCTCGTTCGTGGAACAGGCATTGACCCGCTGCTCCGTTGACGGCGCAAAGCTGTGGTTTTCCTGCAACCCGGGAAGTCCACAGCACTGGTTTTATACAGAGTGGATACAGCGGAACAAGGAGCGAAACGCGCTGTATCTGCATTTTGAAATGACGGACAACCCCGGCTTATCTCAAAAGACGCTGGAACGCTATCAGGCAATGTTTTCCGGCGTGTTCTACGACCGATACATTCGCGGTCTGTGGGTGGTAGCCGAGGGGCTGATCTATCCCATGTTTAACGAGAGCTGCATTGTGGACGAGCTGCCGGAAAAGGGAGAATACTATGTGTCCTGCGACTATGGAACACTTAACCCGTTTTCCGCAGGGCTGTGGCGCTGGGACGGCAAGACGGCAACGCGCATCCGCGAGTATTACTATTCCGGGCGCGAGAACCAGAAGAACAAGACGGACGAGGAATACGCTGACGAGATCGAAAAGCTCATCGGCGAGGCGGATGTCAAAAGCATCATCGTTGACCCGTCTGCCGCCTCGTTTATCGAGGTTTTGCGGCGACGCGGTTATATGGTGCGAAAGGCCAACAATGACGTAACCAACGGCATTATGACTACGGCGCGATTTTTGCAGGACGGCATTCTCAAGGTGCATCGCGGCTGCAAAGACTGCATTCGAGAGTTTGGACTGTATCGGTGGGACGAAAAATCCACAGATGACAGGCCAATCAAGGAAAACGATCACGCAATGGACGAGACGCGGTATTTTGCTTATACGGTCCTGAAGAACAAGGCGTATCGGCGCGAGTATACACCACTTTGGAACAGATAGGACGGTGAGCGGCTATCAAAACATATAATGACCTTGTGGCGGCCGGCGAAAACGAGCAGGCGCGCATTGAGTTTATCCGCAGCGCGATCAATGACCACAAAGAATCAAAAGAGTACAGAATCGCAAGCGAAGCGCGGTTATATTTCAACAGAGAAAACCCGACGATCAATCACTATCAAAAACTGCTGTATGACATGCAGGGGCGCGCACATGTAGACATTTGGGCGGCGAATCATAAGCTGTCCAGCTCGTTCTTCCGAATGGCAGTTACGCAGAAAGTATCGTATCTTCTGGCAAACGGAGCGACATTTTCGAAAGAAGAAACGAAGAATGCCTTGCCGGTGGACTTCGACCAAAAGCTAACGAAAGCTGCGCGATACGCAAAAATCGGCGGCGTATCTTACGGATTCTGGGATTTAGAGGATATCCATATTTTCTCTATCCTTGAATTTGCACCTCTGCTGGATGAAGAAGACGGCGCGCTGAAAGCCGGTATCCGCTTTTGGCAAGTTGCACAGGATAAGCCGTTGAGAGCGACGCTGTACGAAATGGACGGCTTTACCGAGTATTTCCAGCCAAGCGGCGAAGATATGGTCGTTATGCAACCAAAACGTAGCTATAAGCTAATCGAGCGAAAGGCAGATGTCGGTGAAACCGAAATTTTCGATGGTGGGAATTATCCGGGATTTCCGATTATTCCTCTTAAAAACGATGAAGAGAAGCTTTCCGAGCTTGTTGGGCGGAAAAACACCATTGACGCGCTCGACCTTGCGGCCTCTAATATGGTCAACAATGTGGATGAGGGGAATCTGATTTATTGGGTGCTTTCCAACTGTGCCGGAATGGACGATTTGGACGATGCCCGATTTATCGAGCGACTGAAAACCACGCACGTTGCTCACGCCAACGGCGATGACGGTGCAAGGGCTGATGCTCATACGATTGAAGCCCCTTACGAAGGGACAAAAGCCACTATCGAAATGCTGGAAGAAAAGCTGTATTCCGACTTCATGTGCTTGAACACAAAGGAGATTGCGGCGGGTAGCCAAACCGCAACGGCAATCAAGGCACGTTATGCAGACCTCGATCTCGATACCGACTATTTCGAGGAACAGGTCATTGACTTTGTGACTGGCCTTTTCAAAATCGCCGGAATTGATGACAAGCCGACTTTTACGCGAAACAGAGATATTAACGCTCTGGAAAACGCACAGACGATTTCTATGCTCGCCCCGTATTTCGATGATGAGTACATGACGAAAAAGGCACTTGATATCAACGGCGATGGAGACCAGTACGAGGACATGATGAAGCGGAAAGCGGCAGAAGAGATTGACCGAAGCTTTGCGGAACCGGATGCGCCGGAGGTGAGCGGCGATGGCGACCAGTGATCTTGGGCATCAACTGACCGACAAGGAGCTTGCAAAGCTGGAACGGCGTATTGCAAGGCTGTACCGTGAGGCTGGGGAAGAGCTGCAAGCGACCATCGACGCATATTTTGAGCAATTCAAAAAGCGCGACGAGGAAATGAAGGCGCTGATCGGCACCGTGCAGAACGGTAAGGAATGGACGGAGGCCGACTATAAGCAATGGCGGCTGAACCAGATTGGGCGCGGGGAACGCTATCAGGCTATGCGGGACAAAGTAGCTCATCGCGTGACCGACGCAAACGCCGTGGCGGTGTCCTATACCAACGATGCAACACCCGGTATTTACTCTCTCAACCGCAACTATTCGGCCTACACCATCGAGCAGGTCGCGGGCAACGTCGGCTTTGACCTGTGGGATGAGCAGACGGTCAAGCGTCTCATGGTAGAGCAACCGGATTTAATGCCATATTATCCGCCGAAACGCGCCTTAAATCGCGGTATCGACCTCTCGTATGGCAAGAAGCAGATCACGGCAAGCGTCACCAGCTCTATCTTGCAGGGGAAGAGCATCAAGCACATGGCGGATGACCTGCAAAAGCGGATCACCACCATGAGCCGAGACAGCGCAATTCGCACGGCCAGAACTGCCGTGACCGGCGCGCAGAACGCCGGACGCATGGATAGCTATGCGGCGGCGGAGAAGATGGGGATTAAGCTCAAAAAATGTTGGCTGGCTACGCTGGACGCGCGTACACGCCACTCTCATGCCATGCTTGACGGCGAACAAGTGGCGCAGGACAAGAAGTTTTCTAACGGGTGTCGCTTTCCCGGCGACCCACAAGGGCCACCGTGGGAGATATATAACTGCCGCTGTACGCTGATTGCCGCCGTGGAGGGCGTAGATACCTCATCGGCGCAGAGACGCGCCAAAAACGCCGATACGGGGCAAACAGAGGTCGTTTCTAATATGTCCTATGCTGAATGGGCTGGATGGAAAAAGGATACAAAGCAAGTTGCAAGTGCGGCAAAATCTGCTATAATAGAAGAAAGCAAGCCGTTGCCAATCACTATTTCGGATTGCACCACGGAGACGCGGAAATATGATTTTAGTGATGGAACGGAAAACGGGACGAGAAAATCCGCAAATGCCACGGTTTATAAAACTCCAGACGGAACAGAGTTTGTATTTCCAGTGAGTTACAACAAAGCGCACCAGACGATGACCCCAGAGAAAGCGGTTGAGCTTTGGGGTAAGGTTCCAGAAAAATTACGGGATATGGGGCAAAAACAAATCATATTCCAAGATGTTCATAATCCGCAAGACAAATACTGGAGAAAGCGATACAAGAAATTCCGAGGCAGTTATGCTACGGGCGGGGATGACATCAATTTTTGGCGTTATGATCATCCGCATAACGACGATTATGTTGTGCGAACGTATTGCCATGAAATCGGGCATAAAGTTGACACGGACAATAGCGTAAATGGCACACGCTTCTCAGAGTACACATGGTGGACGGATGCAATGGCTGAAGATAAGAAGGTATCCGGTCAAAAATCGGTTACAGTCTACGGAGAAAACGCCAATTCTGAGGATTTTGCGGAAAGCGTGGCCGAATTTGTTAAAAATCCGGACGTATTCAGAAAGATGTTTCCGAACAGAGCGAAAATCATTGATATTTTCTTAAGGTAAGGCGGTGAGCGCTTATGAAAACAAAAAAGTTTTATGATGACAATGGAAAACTTGTTAAAGAGCGTGTTTACGGGAAAACACCGTCCGGTGGCGATTATTCGGAAATCTGCTATATCGATAACAATCGAATGGTTATCAGAGAGTGCAAGGAGGATGGTACGCTTATTGCTGAAACATGGGGTGAGCGATGAGCGTTACAATCCAAGATCACAGCGCGGAGGTTTCTGCTGAAATCAAGGCGGCGCTGTTGCGCGGGCTTGAAAAGATTGGGATGGTAGCGGAGGGCTACGCAAAAAAGCTGTGCCCCGTTGACACCGGCAACCTGCGGAACAGCATTACCCATGTAGTAGACAAGCAGGAACCGGCGGCTATCATCGGCACTGATTCCGAGTACGGCGGGTACGTTGAATTAGGCACGGGCATTTACGCCGAAGGCGGCGGAGGACGGCCTACACCGTGGGTGTATCAAGACGCAAAGGGCAATTGGCATTACACGCGCGGCAACAAGGCGCAGCCGTTTTTGAAACCAGCTGCCGCCGACCATGCGGGGCAGTATCGGGACATTCTGGAAAGCGAGCTGAAAAATGGATAGTGAAACCATCAAGGCTATTGAAGTCATTATCAAGCGCGGCAACGATGCTGAAATACGCCGCAAAGGTGACGGGTACATCGTTTTAGAGGTTAAGAAAACAATCAAATATACTTCCGCGTAAAGGAAAACCGCCCCTTAACTGGGGCGGTACATCGGAAGATTTATTCTTTTCTGCCCTCGTGACCTCCGGGGCGGGCAATCATCAGATAGAGAAATGACGGACATTGCCGCGAGCGTCATACCATTTCCGGTCTTCGTCGCTCATTTTTGTGGTCGGGCGGAATGCGTTTTTCCCGGTCTTTTCGAAGTACCACTCCTTGCAGAGTTTGCAGGCATCTTTTGCGGTCTGCGCTTCGAGGACAACATCGGCCAAATATTCTGTGCGGTTTGCCTTGATGAAGAAATATACGGTGTACTGTTTCATGTTCTTTTTCCTTTCCGGCTTTTGCCTGTCACATTTGTTCCTTGTGAGTATATAATACCATGAGTTAACTCATAAATCAATTGTAGAAACGTACAAAGTTAACTCATAATATTTGTGAATAATGTGAGTTAACTCTTCCCGTGCGGCATGGTATAATTACCGCAAGGAGGTAACACCATGCCATACAAGGGAACAGACGCAGAAAAGAAAGCCGTAAGGGAGTACCAAAAGCGGCAAGACAACATAATGATTCGCCCGAGCAAAGAGGAAGGCGCAAGAATACGGAGTGCGGCGGCGGAAGCGGGGAAAAGCGTTCAGGCGTTTATCCTCGACATATTAAGAGAACACATCAAGTAAATAACAACTTCCGCGCAATAGGGCGCGGGAAAGGGCAATAGGAGCCAACTTGTAAGGAACGCTTACAGGTTGGCTCTTTTGTTTTCGGTAAAACCCGCGAGGTACAGCGGTTTTTATACAACGTTCGCCCCCGAAGAATTGGGGCCAAGGAAAAGGAGAACGAATAACATGGCGAAATTTACGAGAGCGGAAATCAGGAATATTCTCGGCGAGGCTTGCACCGAAGAGATCGAGAATCGCTTGGTTGCGCTGCATCTGGGCGTGGTCGACCCCCTCAAGGACGATCTCACGAAGTACAAGGCGGACGCGGAGAAGCTGCCCAGCGTCCAGAAGGAATTGGACGACCTCAAGGCAGCGGGTGACGGCGGCTATAAGGAGAAGTACGAGAAGGAACACTCGGATTTTGAAACTTACAAGTCTACCGTGACGGCAAAGGAAAGCAAGGCGGCGAAGGAAAAGGCCGTCCGGGCTTACTTTGAGAGCAAAAACATCACCGGCGCGAATCTCGACCTTGCTATGCGCGGCTGCGGCGAGGAAATGGCCGCATTGGAGCTGGACGGCGAGAAGATCAAGGACACCAAGAGCCTTGATGCACTCGTAGACGGCACCTACAAGGGACTTGTCTCCACCACGCAGACAAAGGGCGCGAATCCCGCCACTCCCCCGGCGAATACCGGCGGCAGCGGGGTCACGGCAGAAGCCTTTAAGAAAATGGGCTATGCCGACCGACTGAAGCTCAAGAAGGAAAGCCCCGAACAGTATTCGGAGCTGACGAAAAACTGACAACAAAGGAGATTAAAAACTATGGCAGATACGATTCTGACTAAACTAGCAGACCTGATCGACCCGGAAGTTATGGCTGATATGATTTCCGCTAAAATCCCCGACAAAATCCGCGTAGCACCTTTCGCAAAGGTGGATGATACCCTTTCCGGCGTTCCCGGCGACACAATTACCGTGCCGTCCTATGGGTACATCGGCGACGCTGAGGATGTCGCTGAAGGCGTGGATGTTGACATCGACAAGATGAGCACCAAGGACAAGCAGTACAAGATCAAAAAGGCAATGAAGGGTGTCGGTCTTACCGATGAGGCTGTTCTGTCAGGCTACGGCAACCCCGTGGGCGAAGCCAACGCGCAGCTGGCGCTGTCCATCGCTGCCAAAATCGACAATGACTGCATGGATGCCTTGCAGGGCGCAACGCTGACTTATGACGGCAGCGCGGCAGCCATCGGCTACAACGCTATTGTGGATGCCATCGACGTTTTCAACGAGGAGATCAACAGCGACAAGGTCATGTTCATCAACCCCAAGCAGATGGCGACCCTGCGCAAGGATGCTGATTTTATCAGCGCCGACAAGTATCAGGCAGGCGTGATGCTGTCCGGTGAGATCGGCAAGATCGCAAACACCCGCGTTGTAGCAAGCCGCAAGGTGCCGTCCATCGAGTATGAAAAGGACAACAGCACCGGCACCATTGAGATCGTCGCTGATACGACCACCGAAACCGCCACCAAAAAGCATCTGGCGACCATCCAGCCCCATTGCGCTGCTGCTCTGGTTGTCGGTGATAAGGTCAAGGCTGCTGCTGCTGCCTACTACGCTTGCCCCATCGTCAAGCTGAACGAGGACAGCGAAACCGAGGACGATGTGCCTGCCCTGACCATCTATCGCAAACGCAGCATCAACGTGGAAACCGAGCGCAAGCCGCGTAACCGCTCCACCGAGATCACCGCTGACGAGTTTTACGTTGCGGCTCTGACCAACGAAGCCAAGGTCGTGCTGGCAAAGTTCAAGAAGTAATAGGAGGGCGGCGTAATGCTTGAACAGGTCTTACGGCACTTGAACAACTGGTTCCTTGTGGAGATTCACGAGGGCACGTTCACCGTGGAGAATGGCAGCATTGCGCTGCCCTTTCTCCTGACCAATCAATATTTCCGCATCTGCGGTTCCGTATTTAACGATGGACTGCACCAGTACTCGGCGACCGACCTTACGGATGAAACCTTTACCGGGACGGTGTGGGCGCTGGCGGTGCCAAAGGCTGTGGTTGCACTTGCCGAAGATATCGCCGCGTGGCAGGAAAAGAACGGGGAGGCCGTTGCAAGCCCGTATCAAAGCGAGAGCTTCGGGGGCTATTCTTACGCCAAACGCAGCGCGGGAAGCGACGGCAGCGCGTTGAACGGCTGGCAGGACGCTTTCAGAGACCGGTTAAACGACTGGCGAAAGCTCAAGGGGGTGGAACCGTGAGTTTACTCGACGATTTTGCAAGCAAATGCGTGCTGATGGAAAAGACGCGAACGCCGGACGGCGCAGGCGGCTACATCGTCGGATGGGCCGAAGGCGCGGAATTTCTCAACTATCAAGCTCTTGACACCTCGATGGAGGCCCGCAGAGCCGAAAAAGAGGGCGTTACGTCGGTATATTCCGCGCTGGTCAACAAGACCGTTCCCATCGAGTATAACGACTATTTCCGCGACACGTCCACCGGCAACACCTACCGCGTGACCTCAAACCCCGAGGAAAAGGCCGCGCCGAGGTCTGCGGGTGCAACCATTAAGGCACTGAAATTCTTCACCGCGGAGCGAAAGGAGTTGCCAAAATGACAAAGGACAAGGCGCTCCATGCGTGGTTTTCTCAATTCCTCCCGGCCTATCCGACCTCCAACGTGCCAGATGATGCGGTTTTCCCGTGGCTGACCTATGAGCTTATCACAGGGTCATGGGAGAGCGGTGAAATCGCGCTGACGGTCAACCTCTGGTATTACACCGAGAGCGAAGCGACACCCAACGCAAAGGCACAGGAAATCAGCGATGCCATCGGCATGGGCGGCGTGCTTGTGCCGTATGATGGCGGGGCGATGTGGATCAAGCGAGGATCCCCGTGGTGCCAGAACATCGCGGATGAAAGCGATAAAAACATCAAGCGGCGGTATCTCAACATTACGGTTGAGTTCCTGTCGCAAAACTGATGAAAGGGAAAGACTATGAAATTTACCAAGATTCCTTCTGACGCATTTCAGAAGCTTCAGATCAACGCTGGTATCCTGACGACCGACTTCACGCCTGCGACCGGCGCCATCGGCGAGGCGGGGCAGATCGGCGCAACGACCGGTGGCGTCAACTTCACCGCCACGCCGGCCTACTCGGACTTTGGCGAGGATATCGACAACTGCCCCAAGAACATGAAAGAGCTGAAAAAGCTCGATTCGTGGGAGGTAAAGATGACCGGCACGTTTGTCAATGCGGATACCGCCATTGCAAAGCGGCTGTGCGGCGCGGCGGACATCGGGACGACCGACACGACCAAGGTTACACCGCGCAACGACCTCAAGGACGCGGACTTTGACGATATCTGGCTTGTGGGCGATTACTCCGACAAGAACGGCGAAACTAACGGCGGCTTTATCGCTATCAAGCTGATCAACGCGCTTTCCACAGGCGGCTTCCAGCTTCAGACAAGCGACAAGGCCAAGGGACAGTTTGCCTTTGAGTTTACCGGGCACTATTCCATGAGCGCGCAGGACACGGTTCCCTTTGAAATTTACATCAAGGCCGGCACGGCGGAGGCGTAAATGAGACTTTCCGACATTCAGGGCGAGCGCGTCTTTGACGTCATCGCGGATATCATCGACCCGATTGCTAACATTGCGGAGGACGATGCGGCATCCGCGCTGTTCAAGCGCGAGAAGCTGCCCGAGGGCATGACAGCCAAAGAGTTTATGACGCAGAGGGCGCGAAAAGCGCTCCCCGCGCTGCTCAAGGGCCACAAAGGCGACATCATCGCCATTCTCGCTTCCATTGAAGGGGTTAGCGAGGAACAGTACAAGAGCGAATTGAACCTTGTCAAGCTGATGCAAGACGCAACGGAGCTTTTGACTGACGAAGCATTTGGCGTGCTTTTTATCTCAGCGCAGAGCGGGGAAACCTCTGGCTCTGCGCAGGGGACTACCGAGGGCAAAAGAGAATAAAGCCGTTCCTGCAGTACTGTGTGGCGCGGCTCAATGAAAAAGCAAGAAATGACGCATACCGCATTTATGTGACGGACGCGCTGCGCATTGTAGCCGAAAGCACGGCGCGATACACGGGCGGGAACTATATCAAGGCGCGATACGCGGACATTATTGAGCCGAAAAAGCAGGACAACAGAACGTGCGAAGAGATTACCGCCGATGTAGTCGCGCGGTGCGGATTGGTGGTGAAACATGAATCTACTTGATTTATTTGTCAAAATCAGCGTAGACGACGGAGACGTAGACAAGGGCTTTGCGGAAACGAGCAGCAAAGCGGAAACGCTTGCTGGCAAACTGAAAGGCGGACTTGCTACGGCGGCAAAGGTCGGCGGCGCTGCGATTGTAGCGGCTGGCGCTGCCGCGGTCGCCATTACAAAACAGGCCGTAGAAAATTATGGCGAATATGAGCAGCTGGTCGGCGGCGTGGAAACGCTGTTCAAGTCCTCTGCCGATACCGTGATGCAGTACGCCGCGAACGCATATCAGACGGCGGGCATGAGCGCCAATGAGTATATGACCACCGTGACGGCGTTTTCCGCGTCGCTTTTACAGTCGATGGGTGGCGACACGGAGGCGGCGGCGGAAAAGGCGAATTTGGCCATTACCGACATGTCGGACAACGCAAATAAGATGGGTTCGAGCATGGAATCTATTCAGAACGCCTATTCCGGATTTGCAAAATCCAATTTTACAATGCTCGATAACCTCAAGCTCGGTAGACTGTGCCATTGCCGAGCGGCATAAACCTCGTGAAAACGGTGAAACTCTAAACAGTTAGGCTGTAGACAATACCGTGCGAAGTGCGAAATTTCACTTGCGTTCCTTTCGGGTGCGTGATATAATAAATATATCAAGTACGTGGAAAGGGCGATAAAAATGACGTGGAAGAAAATCAGACTGTGCGAGAATTATTCTATCAATGAACTGGGGGACGTTCGCAACGATATAACGGGGAAGATGAAAAAACCGTTTATCAATAAAGCAACTGGATACTTAACGGTTGATTTGTGGAAGGACAATAAACCGTTAAAGGTTACAATCCATAGATTGCTGGCGGAAGCATTTATTCCAAACCCCAGCGGGAAACTGACGGTCGATCATAAAGATGGGAACCGGCTCAATAACAGCCTTGAAAATTTGCGATGGGCGACTTATGCAGAACAAAATTCAAGGTTCGGAGTTATTGGCGTTAGGAGCGAACGTATAAAAGTTACGCATTACGCTGAAAAGCGGAAAAAACGTGGCGGAGGTCATGAAGCGTGGCTTGATGTAGACGATGTCATGTATTTTGATAGAATAACCGATGCGGCAAATTACTTTGGGCTGACGATCGGAGCGATATCTCTATTGTTGAAAAACGGGACTATTGGTCGCCGGGGGAAGACAAGGGGATATAAGTTTGAATATGTAAGCGGGAAAAGAGTGACAATTTCGTAAACGTGTAACGACTATCGAAACGGCGGGCATTTGCCCGGAACGGAGTAGAGTACGCCCAAGCGGGCGGAAGTGCGAGGGGCGTGAAAGCGTCAAGAGATAGTCTGAACTGTATGGAAACATACAGCAGCCGAAAGGCGGTTGCGGCGTAGCGAACCGCAGCGAACATTTTTGTATGGCGGCACGAAGGAGGAAATGCAGCGTCTTTTGGACGATGCAAACGCCCTAAACGCCGCGCAGGGCAATTACACCAACTACACCATCGACAGCTACGCGGACATCGTTGACGCTATCCATACTGTGCAGACGGAAATGGGCATCACGGGCACAACGCAGCTGGAAGCAAGCACGACGATCCAAGGCTCTATCGCGTCGATGAAAGCGGCGTATGACAACTTTATTACGGGGCTTGGCGATGAAAACGCCGACATGGCGGAACTCATCACAAACCTTTTGGGCAGCACCGTGACGGTGGCGGAAAATCTCTTGCCGGTCGTTGAGAGAATCCTTGAAAACATCGGCGTTGTGGTGCAGGAAAAAGGCCCTGAAATGATTGAAAAATTCGTCGGCTATGCCGTCGAAAAACTTCCGCAGGTCATTGAGCTGGGCATGAAGATGGTGTTGGCAATCGTCAGCGGCCTTGCCGAGAATTTGCCGCAGATCGTCCAGTCGGTTCTTGACATGATGGCGACCATTGTAAAGACCTTTGTTTCTTCGCTCCCTGATATCGTAAATGTTGGCAAGCAGATCGTGAAGGGCCTGTGGGAAGGTATCAAGGCAATGGGCAGCTGGATCGGCGATAAGGTCAGTGGTTTCTTTTCGCGTATCGTTTCCGGCGTGAAAAGCAAACTCGGGATTCATTCTCCGTCCCGCGTGTTTGCGGGGATCGGAGAGAATATGGCGCTAGGCCTTGGCGAGGGCTGGGACAACGAGTATGACAGCATTAAGCGCGGCATCACTGGCGGTCTGGACTTCGGCACGGCACAGATCGGCGCGGAGCACTCGGTATCCGGGAAGCTACAAGGGGCGCTATCGTCTATCGGCGGCATGGGCGGCGATATCAACATTGTTGTGCAGTCCGTGCTTGACGGGAAGGTGATCGGTGAAACGGCATACAAATACAACAGGCAGCTCCAACGAGCAATGGGGGTGTAAATGGATATCACGCTGAAACTCGGCGCGCTTGACGTGCACGAAAAGGTATCTACTTACTCCGCCCAGCGCGAGGTGAGTTACGGAAAGATCATTGTAACGATGGACGATGTGGAGCACGCGGTGCGAAGCAAAGATCGCTATGTTGTGGCGTTCTCCCTCTTCCCAATGACGGAGGACGAGGCGACGGCTTATTGCAATGCGCTGCGCGCATCGACCGTTGAGGTGACATTTTCCGACCCATATACCAAGACGGACGTGGTAAAAACAATGCGCGTGACGAGCAATCTTGACGCGGCGTTTGCGCTTTTGTCCGTTGACGGGAAACGTAGGTATAAGAGCGGAGAGATACAGTTGAGGGAAATCTAATGCACAGTGTAAGTGATTTGTACTTATCGCTGCTTGCCGACAAGAATCATCGCGTAGAAACCAAATTAAGCATTGCGGGGGTGGAATATAGTCAAGCGGACATCGTAAAAAACAGCTTACGAGTGTATGGCGGACTGTATTCCACCTTTGGCATTGGGAACTGTTCGGCGCGGCAAATCGACGTCGAGTTTTACCCAAAAGGCACGATTCCACGGCAGGCAAAAATTGAAGTATTTGCGCGGCTGGTGCTCGGCGAGCAGGTGAGCGAGTGGATCCCCAAGGGCGTGTTTTTCTTCTCCACGCGCAAGACCGACCGGGTCACGGGCGTTTTGAGTGTGCACGGGTATGATGCGATGCTCAAGGCCGAGGAGACGTGGCTCGACAGCAGCTATGACGCGGAGACATGGCCGATGCCGGCGGCGACGGCGGTCGCGGATATCGCGGCGCGCATGGGGGTGGCAGTGGACAGCCGCACGGTATTGGATGCGGCGTTCCCGATGCAATATCCTGTGGACAGCGAGGGCGATATGACGATGCGTGAGGCGCTGGGGCGTATTGCGGTCGCCAACGCGGGGAACTGGATCATCACGGACGACGGGAAGCTGCTGCTGGTAGGTCTCAACTCCATGCCGAAAGAAACCAATTATCTGGTGACGGAGACCGGCAGCGCCATCACTTTCGGCGGCGTGCGAATCCTCGTTTAAGGAGGGCAACATGGACAAAACCTATTTAGGGCGGCGGCTGGCGGAGTTTTCCCCGGGCATCGCGTCGCAGCCTATTACAAAGGTCGAGTTGCTTGACGAGAACGGCGACGTGGTCGGCGTGTCCGGATCGGACACCGGACGGACGCTGACGGCCTTGCAGCCGGACGGCACAAATGCGATGGCGGCGTCGATCCTCACCAAAGTCTCCGGATACAAGCACATCGGCTACGAGGGCAGCGAGGCGCTGCTTGACCCTGCGGTCGAGCTTGGCGACGCGGTGACGGTAGACGGGCTTTATGTGCCGCTCATCGCGCTGGACATGACGTTTGATCCGATGCTCGCGCCGAATATTTCCGCGCCGGACGCGGACGAGATCGACGACGAGTATCCGTACAAATCGCCGACGCAGCGGCAGATCGAGCGCAACATGGCGAAGACCCGCTCGCTCATCACCAAGACCAGCGAGGCGATCATGCTCAAGGTCGAGGGCATCGACGGCAAGTACACTGAGGTCAAGACCACGCTGGACGGCCTGACGGTGACGGACGCGAGCGGCACGACCAAGATCAACGGCAGCAGCATCAAGACGGACAATCTGTACGTCGATGCGGCGAATATCAAGGGTACGCTGACGGCCGACCAAATCCAAGCAAGCAGTATCAGTGTCGGAGATCTCAAAGACGGATCAAGCTACGCAACGAAAAGCTACGTCGACAGCAACGCGGGCCTGAGCGCAAGCGAGGTCGACAGCGCGATCGCAACGTACATTGACAGCACTTCTATCACAGCGAGAAAGTTACGAGGCCAGACGGTGGAACTGCTGGCAAACAGCAATACCAAAGTGGGCGAACTTTCGCTTGTCGAGACGACCGTTGACTATGGCATCGGCATCAAGACTATCTACGGCGGTATCAAGCTGGAATCGGCAACTAACGTATACCTGAAAGCCAGCGGCGCCTACGGTGGATTTATCACGCTGTCCAACAACATTGTGTCGCTCGGCGGCGGCGAGCTGTATATCGGCAGCCAGATGTACGGAGATAACTTACCGGCTGGCAGCTGGGGAAAACTGTTTTTCCTCCGTCAGGTGAGGTGACGCATGGCAAGTTTTAGCGTCAGCGTTACGGCGAAGGGGCCGACGACGGCCGTCCTCAATGGCACGTTTTACGGAGACAGCTACCACGACCGAGCGCGTGCGATCTACGTGACCGGCATTCTGGGGTACGGGTATTACTTGACCTCGAACGAGGATTCCGGCGCGAACAACACGTTTACGGATTCGTTCGACGGACTTACCCCCGGCGAAACCTACGATTGGGAGGCAGTGCTTTGCTATTGGGACACCAACCTCAATCAATGGGTAGAGACCAGCTATTCCGACAGCGGATCGTTTACCACAGAGGGCGGCGGCACTACGGGCGGCGCGGTGTACATCTACACGGATATGTGGCGAGCGTATACGCCGTACATCTACACGGACACGTGGAGACCCTACAACGCAGAAATCTACACCGACTCTTGGTGGGAGTCGGGATAAGGAGGCACTATGACAAAGCAGGCAATGCAGATCCTTGACAGCGCATTTAATACGCTGTCTTTGGTGATGATCTCCGCGAACGACGCGGAGAAGATGGCAAAGGTCAAGGGAGAGCTGAGGCAGGCATATGCGATCCTTGAGCGGCTTGACCAGCAGGCGGCGCACGTCCCCGCAGAGCCGCCCGCCAAAGAGGGCAAGACGAAGCTCGAGAAGAAAAGCGAGGTAACCGATGGCTGATAAAGCAATTTCCGACCTCACGCAAGCGTTACAGATCACGGGCGAAGACCTGTTTGTGCTTGAGCAGAGCGGCGAGGCGAAGAAGCTGAAAGGTGAAACGCTGCTGAACTTTGTCACGCTGAGTGTTGTATCGGTCACGGTGACAACGCTACCCGCTGGAAGCTCGGCAACGGCAACTTACGACAAGTCGACTGGTACGCTGGCGCTTGGCATCCCGCAGGGCAGCAAGGGCGACACCGGCGCGACCGGTGCGATTGGCCCCGCAAACGTGCTGACCATCGGCTCGGTCACGTCCGGGAAGGTGGCGAGCGCGACCATTACCGGCGAAGCTCCGAATCAGGTGCTTAACCTTGTGCTCGAAAAAGGCGACAAGGGTGAACAGGGTAAGCAGGGTATTCAGGGTGAACAGGGTAAGCAGGGTATTCGGGGTGAAATTGGTCCACAGGGCAATCCCGGCGCAGATGCTCCCACGATTACTGGCATCACCATCCGGCAGAGCGACTATCACCTTATCGTGACGCTGTCGAACGGCACGAGCTATGACGCAGGCTATTGCCGTGGCGCTTCTGGTGCTGGTACGGGTGACATGCTGGCCTCAGTGTATGACCCTCAAAACAAGCACCAGGATATCTTCGCATACGTTGACAATGCTATCAAGGACGTCAAGGTGACTACCGATGAAACGCCTACGCAAGGCAGCGCGAACCCCGTGCAGTCTGGCGGCGTGTATTCGGCTCTCACTAATAAGCTGGACAAGACCGGCAACGGCAGTAACGTCACGGCGGCGTTCACGGCGGCAACCACCCGCGCAAATGTTGCGACGGGCGAAAAGCTCTCTGTGCTGTTTGGCAAGATTGCAAAGTGGTTCGCCGACCTCGGCAGTCTGGCCTTTAAGTCTACGGTGGCAAAATCCGACCTTGCAAGCGACGTGCAGGCGAGTTTGGGCAAGGCTGACAGCGCTTTGCAGAGTGCGCCGGTCACGTCGGTCAACGGCAAGACGGGCGCGGTCACGGTGAGCGTGCCGACAGTCCCATCCACGACCAACATCCTCAAGGGCAACGGCTCGGGCGGGCTTGTGGCGGCGACGCGTGGCAGCGACTACATCGCAAGCGGTAACATCGTCAAGCAGACACTGGTGAACGTTGAGACCACGCCGACCGAGAACTACGCCATCAACTGGCTGTACGGCTAAGGAGGCGCAGAGATGGAGATTTACATCAAAGATGAGCACGGCGAGAAGCACAGAATCAAGGCTGTGTACGTTTTCAAGGACGGTGCGCCTGTGTACATCAAGGAAGGTACGCCGCTGCATTACGCCGTGACCGAGTACGCACGGCTGCGTGGGCTGTCTGTGGAGGCGCGGAGATGGCAAATGTAAAACTCGGCACTAAGGCTGTCGGCAGCATCGTCAAGCTGAAAGTCAACGGCGCGGCGAAAGAGTTCATTGTCGTGCATCAGGGAAAGCTGAGCAGCATGTATGATGCAAGCTGCGACGGGACGTGGTTGCTGATGAAGGACATCTTCGAGGCCACCCGATGGCACAGCTCGGATGTGAACAATCTGGAGAACAGCACCATCCACAGCATACTGAACAGCACGCTCTTGAACGCGTTTGAGAGCAACATCAGGGACGCAATCAAGCAGGTGAAGATTCCGTATCGCAAGAACGGCGGTTCCAGTGGCTCGGATCAGAGTGGTGCTAACGGCCTGCTCTGCAAGATTTTCCTGCTGTCCGGCTACGAGATTGGCT